ACTGACAAACGCAAGAAGACTTACAAGCGTGTAAGAAAAACTGTATATCAAAACTACTATAGTAGTAATGAAACACTTAAGGCAGCTCATAAAGCTGGAGCAGCTATTAGGAGAACCATCCTAAAGATATGCTACTCTAAGACAGAGCTCTCTTATCAAGAGGTTAAATACCAATTTATGTGCGAGGTACTAGAAAAAGATTTCTGGTTAAACGCTAATATCTTAGGTAGGTTTTATAAACAAAAGTAACATGGCAAGTACTAAAATAGCAGCGCTAATGTCTCGTCTAAGAGACTTAGATATTCAGCGTGTAGAAATAAGATATGATGGCTCTGGAGATTCTGGATCCATAGAAGATGTAGAATTTTATAGAGAAAAGTGGGAAACTATAGATGACGTAGCTGAAGATTTACGTGGACTATGTGAAGATTTAGGTTATCATATATTAAATAACCACTATAACTGGGACTGGTATAATAATGATGGTGGATATGGTACCGTTATCATAACACCTGATACAGACAATATTACCATTGATGGTTATGTTAGAAGTGTTACCGAGGCAGATGAATTGGTATCTTTAGAGAACATAGAATTCTAATGGCCCATCCATATGACCATGCCCGTAGCTCCATTAAGAAATGGGGCGGGGAGATTGGAGATTACTTACCTATTCATGAGTGGTTTGATGAAACTAAAGGATGGCTAGGAGATAGTCGCCACAGATTATTCAGACATCATAGTGAAGGTATCTTCCAATGTGAAGAAATATTTGGTATCTATATTACTAACTCAGCCGGTAAAAAGGTTATGGTAAGATATATAGGTGAGCAACATGTAAAAGAAGATTGCAATGGTTATATACCAAGTGCAAAGGAGTGGATTACTAATTTAGACAAGCCACCTATGTGGATGTTAAAAACTCAAAAGATAAATGACTGAAGTACATAAACTTACGGAACAAAACTATTTTAATTTGCTAGACATGATTAACTCATCTGATAATGAGAATCATACTATTGCAAAGGCTTTGATATCTAATCTGGATGTTAAAGAGAACCTTGTATATTTAATCTTATTGTATAAAGAGTTACCTTCTGGTAATACGCGTAAGCAATTCTTTGATGAAAAAGTAATAGAAGATCTTAAGTTATACTTTGAAGTAGACTTGGGTTATACGCATGTAGATTGGGATAACATAATAAAGTATTTTTCTGCACCTAATGAGGACCCGTTACATCTAGGATTCTGCCTTAGCAGATTCTCACATGATTTAACTAGCAGATTAAATGATGCAGGGTTTGCCTTTATCAATAATTATAAAATTAATCTAGTGCCTAAACATGGATAAACATGAAAGCCTAGCCAAGACCGGTAAAGAACTAATGCTAAAGGAGCCCTTCTATGGGCTCTTTCTCATTGGTCTAAACAAGGTATGGCAAAAGAGAGTTCCTACCGCAGGTGTGAGTAAGAACAATATTAATTATCAGCTAACGATAAATGAAGATTTCTGGAATAGCCTGAGCTCTGACCACAAGCTTGGTCTACTAAAGCATGAGCTTTTGCACATTGCATTCTTCCATTTAACTATGCATGATAACTTTGCAGATAAGCGCCTAGCTAACATAGCTATGGACTTGGAGATTAATCAGTACATAGATCCACAGTATCTTCCTGAAGGTGGTTGTACTATAGATAGTGATGCATTTAAACAATACAACTTACCTGTTAAAGCTGGTTGTAGAGAGTATTATGATATTCTATCTAAAGAAAGAGATAAGCAAGAGCAACAAGGTGGTGGTAAAAGCAAACTTCAAAAGATTCTAGAAGCTATGGCTAAAGGAGATAGTCACGATGAAGATGGTGACCCAGTTCCTGATCATAGCACATGGCAAGACTTTGAAGACATGCCTGAAGCTGAAAAGAAGCTTATGGAAAAGCAATTAGAGCATATCCTTAAGGAAGTAGCACAACAAGTTAAAGGTCGTGGTACTGTACCTGGAGAGATGCAAGGATTGCTTGATAAGATTAATAGTAAGGAGCCGCCAAAGTTTGACTGGCGTGGTTATCTTAGAAGATTTGCTGGGGGTTCCCAGAAAGTGTATACCAAAAAGCTTAGAAGAAAACACAATAAGCGTTTTGAAGAGATGGCAGGTTTAAAGATTAAACCAAGAAAACATATTCTTGTTGCCATAGATACTAGTGGTTCAGTATCAGATGATGAGCTTCGTGAGTTCTTCCATGAAATAGACCACATTAATAAGACCGGTGCTGAAATTACTGTTGTACAATGTGATACACAGATTAACAGCGTTAAGAAGTATAGCGCCGGTGATACTGTAGAAATTTTTGGTAGAGGTGGGACCGAGTTTGATCCCGTAATTGAGTATTATAACCAACATGTTAGAAACTATAGTTGTATGGTATATCTAACTGATGGTGAATGCTATTGTAATGTAAAGCCAAGAGGTAAAATGTTGTGGGTAATTTCTTCTAGATCAGAGATGAATGAAGGATTACCAGGACCAAAGATCAAGTTAAATTAATAAGTAAAAGAAAATGAGCAATCAAGTAAATCTTAACACAGACGAGTTAAAAACATTTGTAAATCACATTGTAAATAACAACCGCTATCTTCAAGAGAACGGTAAAATCCCTGTAGCAATTGCTGTAGAGGGTGAGGCCGGTATCGGTAAGACAAGTACTATATTGGAGATAGGTCAAGACCTAGGTCTTAATGTAGTTAAGATTAATCTTTCTCAGATAGAGGAGATTGGTGACTTGACTGGTTTTCCAGTTAAGGAATTTGAAGTAGTTAAAACTGCAGAAGATGGCGCTAAGGTATCTAAGTGGGTACCTGAGAATGTAATGCCAATGTATATTCAAAACAAGTATGTACCTAGTGGAGAGAAGCGCATGACGCATGCTACTCCAGAGTGGATTCAAGGTAAAGAAGAAGGTGGTATCTTAATTCTCGATGACTATACTCGTGCAGATAGCAGATTCTTGCAGGCGTGTATGGAGTTGATTGACCGCCAAACTTATATCTCTTGGAAGCTACCAAAGGACTGGCACATCATCTTGACTACTAACCCAGATAATGGTGACTATAATGTTACTAGTATTGACGTTGCTCAAAAGACTCGTTTCATCACTACTTATCTTAAGTTTGATGCAGAGTGCTGGGCACGTTGGGCAGAGCAAAATGATATTGACTCTCGTTGTATTAACTTCTTGTTGATGCACCCTGAGACGGTAACACAAAAGACTAATGCTCGTAGTATTACCACTTTCTTTAACTCTATCTCTAGTGTAGAGAACTTTGAGGAAAGCTTACCGCTAATTCAAATGATTGGTGAGGGTAGTGTAGGTGGCGAGTTCGCTACTCTATTTACTACATTCATCCACAACAAGTTGGATAAGATGGTATCTCCTAAAGACATGTTGACTAACGCAAGTTGGGAATATGTTAAAGGACAAATGGGTAGTGCTATGGGTAAAGTAGTAGATGACGGGTACCGTGCAGACATTGCTAGTGTACTTGCACACCGTCTAATTAACTTTACTGTAGTTTATTCTGAGAAGAATACTGTAGACCAAAAGATCTTGGATCGCATCACTAACTTTATTACTGACAAGGACATCTTTAACAATGACCTTAAGTATGCAATCATTAAAGGTATTGTGAATGGTAATAAGGCTAAGTTCACTAAGCTTATGATGAATCCAGAAATTGCTAAAATTGCTGTAAAATAATGAGAGGTAACCTTCTTAATAACAATGTTACTCCTGAGATGCTTGCACAACTCCCCTTCATTGAGGGGGAGTTGCAAGTTGTCATGGCTAGGGGTAAGAAGGTAGGGAATATATACAAGCTATATAGCCTTACTAAAGAAAATATGGAGAAAGCTAAAAAGCTTTTGGCCGGGGATCTAATGCCTACTCTACCAAAAAAGAGTAGAGTTTATATATTACCCAATTGTATATATACTCAAGTGCAAATCAGAGAGTTATGTAAGTTTCATGGGTTTACGATTACTCATGATATATCTAGGGCAGACTTATTTGTGGGTAATAAAAATACCATTCTTGCTGGAATGGATAACCATGAGTTTCCTGATGCACTTGGCAGTCTAGAGACTAGACTGCATAAGTATGAAATGAAAGATGACTTTGCTAAAGCAGCATTCACTACAAGGTATCCAGATTTTCTAGAGCCTGCTACTGATACCAATGCAGATGTGTATTTTAGCCGTCAGTATTATAATAATATAGACGCTTGGTCTACCTTATACGGTACTGATGATTACTATACGTTAATTAGTGGAGAAGCTGTAGAAGTTTTACATAGAATACTTTCTGGTAAAGTCCCTGTTGTAAATGAGGATAACATCTTTAATTCTATTGAGCGTCTAGTTATAGATGAAGAAATGTATAATACCCTAGGCATGATGTTTAAT